TTAACCTCCTATATTTGCAGCTACATAACTTAATATTGCTGCGATTACAAAATAAAAGAGATAATCTATCAACTTATCCCATTTTTTGCCTTTATCATTTGCTGCTTCATCTAATTTGCTGTCTATTCCTGCTACAGCTTTTTCAATTTGATCCATACGATATTCCATTTTTTCCATTACTTGATATGTTTTTTCTAAATTGTTTATTCTTTTTTCATGTACTTCAATAGATTTATCTAAGCTGTTAAATCTTTCTTTTATTGCATCATCACTCATACTAAACCCTCCTACTTGCTTTCTCCAAAACTTTCAACTCTTAGAATTAATTCAAGAATTGTGCAGTCAGTATCTTCATTACTATCTATCACTACTTTTAAGTTAGTAAATTTCTTTGCTTTCATTTTTAATCTAAATGGTTGTGGATTGACTGAAATTTTAAAACTGAAATCGGAAAAATCAACATCATCTAAAAATTGAAGTTTATATTCTATGTGTTTTTTCATTGTTGACTCATTTCTATTTGTCATAAAACTTACATCTGCACTAGAGTGCATTTGTGGTTGCATCAATACCCAAAGTTTACTCATTGTCTTTCTTAAATATGCAGTTCCAAAAGCACTAAAGTTCATTTCCCAATGTGCAAAAATTATTTCTCCATCGAAATTAGTAAAGTCTTCGTGCCATAGTATTACTTTTCCTGAATCAGTTCCCATATAAACTCTATTTCCTAAATCTGCTAAATAAGTCATAGAGTCGGCTATTCTTAATCTTGAAAAAGTTTTATTGTAGTAATTATATATGTAAATTTTATTATCAATACCAAACCATAATTGATTTTTTGACTGATGATCTAATGTTTTATAGTATTGAAGATCCGCATTTGTTAAGTCTAATTGTATCTTTTGAGATATGTTTTCCATATTCTTTTCATCACGTACATTTGTTGCTTTCCATAATGTTAAAGAGTTCCTATCTATTGTTACCGGATAGTTGTCTATTAATTGCCCCTGTCCTGGAGCAACATTTCCGTGAATTTCATTTAATGGATATGTTGATACACTTGGTACTAATCTTGTTGTAGTTGAATTATCTGATAATGTTATAGATAAACTTTCGGTTCCTATTGTTAAATAATAAGCTTCAGGTCTATTTGTTGTTGCTAAAAGCCTATCGTATTGTCTAGTCAAGTCTGTTAGAGCAAAGTTTGATGGTCCTATGTCTACTTGTGCAGTTGCTGGGAAGTATTCTACACTTGGTATTCCATCAGCAATTCCACTATAGTAAGTTCTATTTTGACAATCAGGATTTCCATAAAGGAATACTCTTGAATCAACATTACCACCGAATACTGTACCGAACCTCATACCTTCGATTATTTTTCTATCTCGGTCATCATAACTCCAATAAATGTCTACATTATCCATAGCTTGTTGTGGAGCTGTAGAAAATGTAACTGTACCATTATGTAAATCTACTGTGTAATTTGATGATGGTACTAAATTTCCATCAACATATACTTTGTCTATTGAGTCTAAATCTTCCCCTCTATCATTGGTTTTATAATTTTGTGCTAAATGAAAAGTTGTTGATGTTCCATCTCCGTTAAATGTTTGGTGTTTTTGTGGATTAAGCATATTTATTTCATCATAAATAACTCCACCACCTGTTGCTGGTGTATTAATAAAAACAAGAGGTGTATAACCTACCACCTCTTGTAATGTTTCTCCATCCCAACTTTGGTATTTTCCACTTAAAATATATACTTTTTTATCGAACGTAAAAAAAGATGTCTCATTTTCTCCTATATTTCCTATCAATGTAGGTTGTAATCCATCCCAATGCTCGTGATCTTCTAAATCTTCACGCAAAAAATAGTACAATTTTGAATTTGTTGCAACTAAAAGATACTCTGTTCCACCTAAATTAGTTGCATACATACCTTGTATTGGAGTGCTAAATTTATAAAATGTTTTATAACCATCAATTTTTCTTAATTTATAGTCATTTGTTATGTAAAAATTGTCCATATTTCCAGATTCACCCATAGCAATTTGTGTATCTCCGGTGTCTGTTGTGTTTAAACCTAGAAACTTTTCAATTTTTACTGGTACTACAGTATTTCCTATACTTAATTGTGCCATTTAATCGCCTCCTAGTAATGCAAAAGTGCATCATACTTATCTTCTCTTGAAATAGGTGCTCTTGGAGTAGGCTTTAAGAACATACCTTTCATTTCTTCATAACGTTGCTCAAAGAAGTTTGCTAAGTTTTTATCTTCATGTAGCATCAAATGTGCTGCTAAACCATTTGTTAATAGATTAACTGCTTTTATATCATCAATTTGAAATGTTTGATCCATTGACTCAATTTTTACAGGATATTCATAGTCATCTTTTTCTTTGTATCTATTTTGAATACCTATGATTTCACTTTGTAACATTGTTAAGATTGTTGGTGTTTTACCACGATATTCGGCTACTGTTGCTTCATCTAATGTACCATCTGGTAACATTTCATCAATTAACGACATTGTTATATCAAAAATATCTTCTACTGTCATATTTTACCTCCTCAGAAAAAGACTCTCTTAAGAGTCCTTTTATCAAGAGATAAACTCTTGATTTGTATTAAACTGCTGAATAATGAGCATAAATTCCAGTTTTCTTAGCATCTAATACGAAAGCATCATAATAAATTCTTCCTTCAACTAGGTTTCCACTAATTCCAGGAGGGTTATTATGAATCTTATAATCTTTTAATTTTTCAGCTTTTACAGTTACTGATGGATGAGTAATAAAGAATTCGCATCCTGTAGGTAGATAGTTATCAGGTACTTTAACGATTTTAACACCATCTAATTCTCCTACTAAACCATTGATTTTCATTTTTTGTCCCATTTCACTTGCTAAAACAAAAGCACTATCTTGTTTTAGTTTTGCTAATGTAGAAGCATTAACTGCTGCAATTCTTCCACTAGCTGGTACTAAAGCATTATCTAGTGCAGTTTGTCCCTTTAAGAACATTTCATAAGCATTTGCTTTAGAAATAGCTCCTTGTGCAGTTGCAGGTTTTGCTGCTGATGCAATTACATTGAATGTATATTTGTCTTGAGTTGGAACAATAACTTCATCAATTTCTCTACTTAATGCTTTTCCTGCATCCTTTACGTTCATTTGGTCAATCTTGTTACCTTTATCAATAATAAATGTGAATGATTTATCTTGAGTAACAGTTAATTCTTGCTCATCATCTTGTAACTCTGCTGGAGTTCCGTAACGATTTGCTCCTAATGTTCTATTGTAGTCATTTAATGCTACTGTTGGAATTGAATAAATATGTAATGTTTTAACTCCATCCCAATCATAATCTCTGTTTGTAAAAGCTGTTGCTAGAGACTTCATTTTAAATCTTTCAGCAACTTTTCCTGAATATTTTTCAGCTAAATTAATTCCTAATGCCATTTTATATCATCCTTTCGTTTCTATTCTTCTTCATTGAAACCTTCTAAGAAAAGGTCTACTTCGTGTTCTTCTTGTGTAGGACCTGTATCAGTTACTGATCCTATTGTTGCTTTTGAATTCTTTTCGTTTTGTTTTGCTACTTCTAATTGACTTTTTAATTGTTTTAATTGCCATTTCATGTAAGCATTACTTAGATTAGAATTCTCGGCATCTTCGAAAACTTCTTTAGGTATATCTTCAGGATTTACATCAGGGAACTCTTTTAAAAAGTCTTCATATTCTTTTTGTTTTTGTCTTTCTTTCTCCTGTGCTTCTTCCTTTGCCTTAAGTTCGTTTTCTTTTGCTTGTAATTGCTTTCTTAATTGACTAGTAGCAATTACTTCTCTTGCTACATCTTCAGGTACTCCATTGTTTAGCATTTCTTCTAGTCTTGCTTCATCTTGAGCTTTTTGTTGCTCTTTTTCATATTGCTCTACTCGATCCATATATTCATCGACTGAAATACCTAAATCTTGAGCTTTTTGTCTAGCATACTTTTCAAGTTTGCTATTTTGTAGATTTTCTAGTTCTTGTAGTTTTTTATCGTAATTTAATCCTTTTTGGTACCCGTTGATTAAATCTTCGATAGACTCTACATTTACTTCCTCTTTGTTGTACTTAATCTTTCCAGATAAAGCTTTTAACAAAGGTTCGAAATCTACTTCTTCCTCTTTGGAATTATCTTCTTGAGTTTCACTTGGTTCGTTTCCCTCATTTGTTTCTTCCTCTGATTCTTGACTTTCTTCATTGATTACTTCTTCATCAATGTCTGCAAAAAAGTCGTCATCTGATTCCATTGTTTCAGTTGGTATACTTTCTACAACTTCTTCATTTTCCATTTAAAATTCCTCCTCTGCCTATGGTTGGGCATAGTACTTTAATAAGTACTGTATCGGTTTATAGGCTAGAAAGGAGCCACGAACTAAAAAACTTAACAAAAAAAATTCGTGATTAATACCTACAAACCAATACACTACCTATTAAGGTAAAGAGAAGCTATGTTCTAGCTCCTCCTATTTGTTCTAATTCTTGCATTTTATCTACTGCATTTCTTCCTACTTCTGTTTGACCTTCCATTATTGGAATTGCTCCGTTTTCGCCTCTTTGTAAGGTTTGAGCTAATTCCTCATCAGTTGGAAGTGGGTTTTCTGCATCTTGAATCTCATTGTATCCAGTTCCATCATCAAGTGCTCCCATCATTTCTAGAATTCTCATTTCCATTTGTTCTGGATTTAATTGAGTTAAGCTTGCTCTTAATTCTGGTGGAAGTGTATCTAAGAATTTACCCATTAAATTGTAGATTGCTTGTTTATAAATATCTTGTTGTTCGATTGAAGTTATAAGTTCTTGTTTATTTGGTATGATTTCATCCGGAATTCTCTTTAGATATTCAACGAACTCTATCATTCCGTTGTTTAATAAGTTATCTAATGTTTGAACTGATGCTACTTCTGAGAAATAAGAAGAATTTCCTACATCTATTTTTATGTGAAGCCACATATCTTTTAGAATTGCAAAGTTGAACTCTTCTACAGTTCTTTCATTAAGAGGTCCTGTTACAACAACCGGTCTTATTCCATAATAAGTTGCCATCATATCTATGATTATTCTTCCGCAATCTTCTACAAATTCATAGAAAGCAGCTTTTACGTTCTCTAAAGGTACTGCTGCACTCTTTTGTATTGCTATGATTGCTGTTGCATTATTCATTGTTACATTTCCTAAAGAAGCATCTCCTACTCCTAAAGTCTCTTTTGTGTATTGCATAGCTAACTCAATAGCACTCATTATTTGTGAAGACATTGTTGCAGGCTCTAAATATCCGGCTATGTTTCTTATAGAATCTCCCTGAAGGTTTGTAACCGGTATTTGAGCTCCTATTTCGTTTGTCCATCCCTCAATTCTATCGGCATCATAAACGGCTGTAGGGAAGGCTGTTAGCATCAAATGATAGATAACCATAGCAAACATTTTATTTATTGCTATTTGATTTGGTATTATTCCTGTTGTTTCTGCTCTACCGTGATATGATCCTTTTACTTCTTCCCAATTGTTAAAAGCAACCGGATAAAAATCTAAGCCAGTTGCTTTTTCTTTGTATATATATCCTGTTTTTGTTGATTTATTTGCGTATATTTTTCCATTTTTCTTATAGTATTTGATTATGTATAAAGCTTTTTCAAATCCATCAGCATCATTTTCTACTTTTCCGTTGTCTCCCATTTGATAATCGGTTTCAGAATCGCCTTTGATTTTTTCGGCATCTCCTGATTTATTTAATTTTGCTTCTTCTTTTAAGTTCTTTACTAAATCTCTACCTACTAAAATTATGTAAGGTTGTTTTTCTACTTGTCTTGTATTTGGGTTTCCGAACATTACATTAGTACTGTCGATTATTTCAGCTTTAATTAAACCTCTTACTTCAGGATTTGTTTGTTTAAATGGTTGCTCATCATTATCAAAATAAAAATGCATACACCAATCACCTGTATCAAATCCATCTGATAAAAGTGTTCTTGACTTAGCATCAAATTTTATGCTTTCTAATACGTTTTTGATTTCTGCATTTGCTAAATCTGTATCTTTTACCTTTTTTTGCATCACTATATCGTTTGTTTGTGGTCTATATTCCATTGGTTGTATAGAAATAGCTATATTATCTGCTTTTAATGATGCTATTTTGAATTGTTTTACTCTTTTTATTATGTTGAATACTGGTTTTGGTAAGCCATCTGCTACTACATTTCTCCATTGGTCTCCACTTGCAAAAGCTATATTTGCATCTATTACATCGTAATAGTTTCTATCGGCTCCATACATTGATTGGTTGTATTTAACACCAGCTTCATATAATTCCCAATCTTTTGTTTGCATTTAATCACTTCCTTTTTAAAGCACTTTTTTCATCATATCCCATTAGATTTTGAAAGGCTTCTTTTGTTCTTTCTAGTTTTTCTTTATCTTCTTCTGAAAGCTTTGTTTTCTCTTCTTTCTTTGGTGGTATAAATCTTATTACGTATCCTAGTACTAAAAGAAGTGCTACTGTTTCAACTGCTACTAAAATTTCCATTTCTAACCTCCATATTTCATATAATCTCGTGTTGCTGTTGCTCCTGCTATTCCTAGTATTCCTAATCTTCTTCTTTGTCGTTTAGATTCTTCATACATTAGTTCTTGCTCTGTCATTATTCTTGTTGCTTTTGTTCTTTCTATACAAAAACCTCTTATTGCATCAGGTCCATGTGTTAATTCATGGGGTTCCTTTGCACAATCATTTGGGTTTTTATCATCTCTTTGTATTGCAGGCAACGTTCTTAATATATGTTTACAAGTATTAAAAAAACGAAGTTTACTCATTTTCTTCGTTTCTCCTGTTTGTTCATCTTTCTTTTCATAGATTTTTAAGTGTTCTTGTACTGCATACCATCCCAAAACACGATTATTTGAAGAACGTGTCAAGATAACACCATTTTCTCTAAAAATATCATAAGCATTTTTTCCGGTATCGTTTCTTCTGTTCCACAAATCCGGTGGTCCATATGTATATTTGATTTTATCTTCTCCATCCATTTGTAGAATCTTTGCTGCTGCCTCTGAAATTATCAAATCATTTTTATAGAGTTCTTTATAACAGTACTCGTTTCCTTCAGGATCTATTGCTATCCAATAGCAAGCTAACATATCTAGTCCATAGTCTAGTGTTCTATAACGGTCCCACTCGGCAGGTATATCAAATGGTTCGATAACGTGAACTGCTCTATCAAAATCTTTGAAATATTGTCCATCAAATATATCCCAATTACCTTCTTTTAGAGCTTTACGTTCTTTTTCTGGTAAGGCATCTAATCGTTTTACATAATCAGGATCCGCTTTCATTAAGAACTTATTGTCTGTTACAAAACTCGGTATAAAAAGTCTTGTAGTTTCTTCACCTGATTCTAGCCTACAAGTGTGCATCTCTCCAGATGGTCCTATATCTACGAATCTCTCTTTTACCCACATATGTCCTACTCCACCTGGGTTTGTAGATGACTTGATTCGTTTTGGATATTCGTTTGCTCCACGGCAACGTGAAATCATATATACATACATATATTCAGTAAAATGTGTAAGCTCATCAAACCTGATTACATCATACTCAGCACTTTGATATTGGTATACATCCATCTCATTATCAATGTATCCAAAATCTATTATTGAGCCATTATCAAATGTCCACATATGTTTTGAAGAGTTGTATGATGCTATCTCCTTTGGATATAACTCTAACGAAGTTCTTATAATAGAACGTTCCAAGTCCGGAAATGTCCTACGAAATATAATCTGCTTTGACTTCTCATATTTTAAAGCATACACTAAAGCATCTACTAACTGCCCGTATGATTTACCACCTCCGGCAGCCCCTCCAAATAACGTTTCAAATGCTTCTGATTTCATAAATAAGTTTTGTTTCTCTGTTATTCTTAAATCTAAATCCATAAAACCTCCTATGGTTGGGAAGTTATTTTCTCCTTAAGAGGACTCTTCATCCTCTTCACTTGTGCCTTCTGCACCCAAGCCTAACCTGTATCTACTCGCTTCAGCAATAAGATAGGGAATGCTGATTAGTTTAGAGTTGCTCTTTACAATGTTTTAAAGCCTTTGTAGATACCATAGAATAGATAAATCTTTA